GCGTGCGACGGCTGCCGCGATCGCGCTCTGGCCCGCACGCAGGAGGTCCGCCATATCTTCCGGATCGAGCTTCGCGGTGAGCGCGGTCAGGCCAACGAGGTCGCAGAACACGACCGTCATATGTCGGCGTTCGGCGCCCTCGCGCGCAGCCGCTTCTGGCGCAAGCTGGACCGCAATCGGCCCCACGCCGCCGAGCTCGCGGATGGCGCGCAGGATCCGTAGACGATGACCCAGCGGAACGCCGATGTCGCGAAGCATGTTTTCGCTCAGCTCCGGGAGCGCATCCGCTTCGATCCGGTTCTGTCGAAATACGGCTTCATATTGGTCGAGGCCGAGACGGCCAAGCCACGTCCCGACGTCCATCGATGTCAGTCTCCCTGCCGCGCGGCCGCAATGATGGGCCGGGGGAAGTATCCTGTCCAGAACCCGAATATTCCCGCAATATCCTGTAAAAAGCCGGTAGTGCCCAGGCAGCTTTTTCCGTCACACGACCGGGCCCGGTTGACTCGTCGGGCAAATCAGGCGCCTATGGTTACCGTCGTGCAAAATCTCGATGAGCCCGCGCCGTTTGGTCGCGGGCCCTCTGCTGGTGCGGATCACTTGATACTGACAAACGCCCCCCAGGCCGCCGCTAGTCCCGCGGCAGTCAGGACATAGTGCGGGCTGTCGCAGAACATGCTGCCATAGCGGCATACGTCGCCGCTGAGCGAGCCGAGCTCGTGATTGCCCGCGGCATAGAACACCGCGGACAGGACAACCAAAATACCGGCGACCAGATACATCGTCGATCTCCCTGTCATCCGCTCATCGATCGCGCCGCTCGACCGGCACCGGCGCGGTCGGGCAAATCGGACGCATGTCGACATCATAGTTACCTGGCCGCGCAAAAGCGGTGGCGCGCCATCTCATTTATGCAGCAAAGCTGTTAGGGTTTACCGAAATTTGTTTGTCACATTTTAAACAAATTTGACTCGTCGGGCAAATCACTGGCAGCATGACATCATAGCAAAAGTTCTTTGAAGCCGGCGACGGCTGCGGGCTAATTTCCTGAAATCGGACGGCGGCGCCCTTGCGGGCAGGTCACACTCACACGCGCTTTGCGTTGTCGCATGTGCATCGCCGTCCAAGTCCTCATTGATCTCATACCGTATTGGCTGGCACGACGTACCGGCTGGCAGCGCGCTGTCGCGCGCCCGCGGTCCTCTCGCTCCGAGGGGATCGCGCCCAAATGATCGCGTGGACCGCCCGCGATCATGCCGCGTGTTTTCATTTTGAAACGGAAGCTCTATGAATGACCGCTTATCTGATCTCGCTCGCGCTGATGTTCCTGATTGCGATTGCGGTGTCGGACGCAACGCTGTGAGTTCTGAGGTCATTCGCGTCATTTCGCATCCAGGTGCGGCCGACGAATCCACGGACTTTCCAACGATCGCGTTTCGCTCGGTGGTTGAGGTGAAGGAATTCACGGATTGACGATGTTCTTATTCTGTTCTAACGCGGACCCAGAGTCCAATCATGAGGGCACGATGTACAGCAGTCGATCCGCCATCCTTGGCCTAATGGCTTTGGTTAGTACCTGGGCCGTCACAACTCCCTCCTTCTCGGAAGAGAAATGTATTCCCCGCGATGGATTCCTCCCACTTGAAGAGGGCGAACAGTTTGCCGGACTATTCCGGATACCGCTCGAACTGGCCGATCGGCACGATCCGTTAGCTGCGCGAACTCATTTCCTGTTTGCGGATGCGTGGGCACAAGCGATCTCAGAAGCGATCTTTCCCGAGACCAGGGACTTGTGCGGGGCTATTATTCTCCCGGAGGGATTCCCGGACCTGCGCGCTTTCATGATCGTGCACAGGACAACCAGTCAAATCGATCGAGAGAAGGTGGTATGCGCAAATGCGCTTTACGACCTTCTGAATGACTTTGATCCGGACGACGACCAGATCAAGCGCGCGGTGGCGTGGAGCGCATGGCTCGAACACCCAAAACTGCCGGGTAATGGCGCGCCGGCTGTGGATCCCGCGGAAGATGCAGCGAACATCGCTCAGGCCGCGCTACCGATTATCTACAAGGAGGGCTCCATCCTGCACGCGTTGGCATCGGTACGAGTGGGCAAGCCTACCCCAATCGATGCTCCGGATTTACGCAACTGGATTCGAAATCAGCGGATGCTCTCAAATCTGCTGCCGGAGGAGATACCGCATTGCTTGCCGCCGCATGCCGACCTGGCCTCTTCCTCTGACATTCCACAGGAGCGTCTGGAATCGGATATCCTGCCGGCGGGCGAGATCAGTTTGTCGCGAGCGGGTAGCGGACCGCTCCCGCCTGGGCCCTTGCACCATATAGTCATGGTGGGCGATCCGGTCGAGCCGCCGACGCTGGCGGCGCATTCCGAGGTCGAAGCAAAGTATTGCGGGCGGCAACACACGTTCTCGATCGCGGGCGAATCTCCGCATCCGGTCTCCATTACCGTCAAACCGCAATGCGAATCGCAGGGCGTCCATGATCTGGACATGTGGAATCTCATTTATTGCGACCCCAAGGATTGCAGCCCAGAGCCGGTCGAGAAGGCCGTGATAGCCGCGATCGCGAGCGATCCCGAAATTCTGGAATTTGCGCGGAGAAGCTCAAGTACGGCTACCCGGCGAGGACCGTATTTCATCAGCATCAAGTAGCGCGCATTGATGCGTCGATCGACGAACAAATATTTTTGGAGTTACCAATGGCATCGACGAGACGCTTTATGACGGGAGGCGGATATCCGTATCCATGGTCGCCCGGCCGACCTATTGAATTCACCTTGTCGTATGGGAAATCGGATCGGTTCGATCCCGAATCGACGCACCCCCAGTACAATAACCGCCTTGATTTCTCCGATCCGGAGGCTCCCGCATATGTCTGCGCGATGCTTGAACCACCGCGCGATGAAGTGGGGCTCACGAATTTCGGTCGCGAATTGGGTCAAGCCTACCAAGACGTAGCAGCGGATCCTGCCTATGCCGCGCTTCCGGTGCCGCCACTTTCATTTCAAGACCTGCGGCAAGCTCAGGCGTCCGCCAACAGCGACATCAGAAGTGGAAGCATCGCGGCTAGTTGCCAATGGGCCCGGCGATTTGCGCCGGGCGCCAAGCTCAGCATCGATTCGGCAAGCGGTGCGGACGCAGTGCCCTATCGCGCACAAGCCCGAGACGGTTACAATCGCGTGATCGGTGAGCATTTGGCGTTGCCCAACGGTAACCAAGCCGGTGCCGGCTTCGACATCAGCGGCCTTCCGTCGTGGATGCAAAACGCTCTCGCGTACCAGCCACAGGATGGAGCAGATGGCGCGGCTTCCTCCAACAACGACCACAAGTCGACGCAAACCGATCCTTCCAACGTTCGTGTCTTGAGCAGCCCCTATTTTGCACCCGGCGCAAGTCCCCTCCAGCCAACCCGGGCAAGCCCGCCGCAGCAATTTGGTCCGCTGCCAATCTTTGGTCTGCACGATCAATCGGCCGCAACTGGCGACGACGCGAGCAACTGGCTTGCCCGTTGGATGCCGCTCCTTCGATGATGATGATCTCGGAGCGCGCTCAGCGCCCTGAGATTCGATATCTCACGTGTCGTCATCTCATGTGCCGCCGCAAAAGCCTGCTCGCCGCAATCCCGACAAGTTTGACTCGTCGGGCAAATCAGCGGCACAGTGACATCATCGCAAAAGTCTCAAAGCCCGCGCCGGAAACGGCGGCGGGTTTTTTCATTTGCTGAAATCGGGCGGCGGCGCCCTTGCGAGCACGCCACACTCACATGCGCCTTGCGTCGTCGCATGCGCGTCGCCGTCCGAGCCCTCACTGAACTCACACGATATTGGCCGGCACGCGCGAACGTGCCGGCAGGCAGCGCGCAGTCGCGCGCGCCCTCGGCCCCCTCGCTCCCAAGGGATAGGGTTCGCGCCCGAAATGATCGCTGCCCTCCATCCGCGATCATGCCGCGCATTTTTCCTTTCAAAGAAGAAGTGCACCCGACAAGAAATGCCCAAAACCCTCACCGAAATCCGTTCGATCGCGCGCAGCCACACCCGCACGGCGATCAATACCCTGGTCGGCGTCATGAAGGCCAAGGGCGCGACCCCCGCGGCGCGCGTTTCGGCCGCGACGGCGATCCTCGATCGCGGCTGGGGCAAACCTGTGCAGGCGCTGGAGAATGGCGACAATGGCGCTCTCAAGCTCATCCAGAAAATCGAGCGTGTCATTGTCCACCCTGAAAATTCCGACAGCACGGGTGTTTGAGCCGCTGCTCGCGCCCGCCCGATACAAGGGGGTATTTGGGGGAAGAGGCTCCGGCAAATCGCACTTCTTCGGCGAGCTTCTGGTCGAGACTTGCCAGGCTGAGCGCGGCACGCTCGCGGTCTGCATCCGCGAGGCGCAGCGCACGCTGGCACAATCCTCCAAGCGGCTGATCGAGAGCAAGATCGCCTCGCTTGGCCTCGGCCCCGGCTTCAAGATCTATACCGACAAGATCGAGACGCCGGGCGACGGCCTCATCATTTTCCGCGGCATGCAGGATCATACTGCGGATTCGATCAAGTCGCTCGAGGGATTTCGCATCGCCTGGGTCGACGAGGCGCAAACCTTGAGCGCACGCAGCCTCGCGCTGCTGCGGCCGACCATTCGCGCCAGGGACTCGGAGCTCTGGGCCTCGTGGAATCCGCGCCGCAAGTCGGATGCCGTCGACGATTTCCTGCGCGCGCGCAAGCCCGATGGCGCGCTGGTCGTCAAGGCGAACTGGCGCGACAATCCCTGGTTTCCGGCAGTGCTGGAGGAGGAGCGGCGGCTGGATATGTCGCTCTATCCGGACCGCTATCACCACATCTGGGAAGGAGACTATGTGAAAGCCTTTGAGGGCGCCTATTTCGCCGAGCTGCTGGCGGCGGCGCAGCGGGAGGGGCGCATCGGCAAGGTCTCGGCTGATCCGCTGCTGCCGCTCCGCGCCTTCATCGACATCGGCGGCGCCGGCGCGACCGCGGACGCTTTCACGATCTGGGTCGTGCAGTGGGTTGGCAACGAAATCCGCGTGCTCGACTATTATGAGTCCGCCGGCCAGGTGCTGGCGTTTCATGTCAACTGGCTGCGCTCGCGCGGCTACAAGGATGCGATCCTCCATCTGCCGCATGACGGCCTCGCCACCAACAACGTCACCGGCAAGCGCTATGAGGATCATCTGCGCGAGGCCGGATTTGCGGTCGAGCCGCCGGTGAAGAACCAGGGGCGGGGGGCCGCGATGATGCGGATCGAGGCGCTGCGCCGGCTCGGCCCACAGCTCTGGTTCAACGAGAGGACGACGGAGGCCGGGCGCGATGCGCTCGCTTTCTACCATGAGCGCAAGGACGACGTGCGCAATATCGGCCTCGGTCCCGAGCACGACTGGTCGTCGCATGCCGCGGACGCGCTCGGGCTGATGGCGATCTGCTATGAGGCGCCGGGCCGGGCGGGGAGCTTCAACCGCCCGATCAGATATGCGGATCGGGGGTGGGTATAGTATGATCCGTGGAGTTTTGATCTTGTATTACATTGAAAATATTCATCATTTCCGCGCCTGATCTTCCTTGAAATTTGTGTTGACGATGTATATACTGTAATTTGTTCACACATTGTGTTTACAAAATAAAATCGTCTAGGAGATCAACTCATGACAGCGGGAGCCAAGCGCGAAGCTTCGCGCAGCCGTCGTGATACCGTAATCAACGTGCGCGTGTCGCGCATCCTGCGTGATCTCATCGACCGAGCCGCAGATGCCGTGGGTAAATCGCGAAGCGAGTTTATCCTGGAAAGCGCGCGCACGCACGCGATCGATGTGCTGCTCGATCAACGCCTGTTCTCATTGGACAAGAATCGATACAGCGCATTTGTCGCAGCCTTGGAGGCGCCACCTGCCCCCAATGAGAAGCTTCGGCAACTCATGGCAAGCAAGGCGCCATGGGAGGCGTGACGCCGCGGTCTGCTCTTTCGGCCCCTGCGCCGGTCGGCCCACAGCATGACCTCAGCAAGTTCGACTGCGGCAAGCAGCCGCTGAATGATTGGTTGCGCCAGCGCGCTCAAAAAAATGAAGGACGAGCGTCACGAACTTTCGTGCTCTGCAAAGGGCAAACCGTGATCGGCTTCTACACCTTGGCGACCGGCTCGGTGAAGCATCACGAAGCGCCGAAAGCGCTGGCACGGAATATGCCGCCGATCATCCCCGTCCTTGTCCTGGGACGAATGGCCGTTGACGTGCACCATCAGGGGCAAAAAATCGGCGGACACCTCCTGAAAGATGCACTCAAGCGCGCTCTCACTGTTTCACGCGACGTGGGGGCTCGAGCGGTTCTTGTTCACGCGATAGACCAGGAAGTGGTCCCATTCTACGCCGCATATGGCTTCAAGCCCTTCCCCGAAGGTGAACTGACACTTTTTCTCGCAATGTCCGATATTGCTGCTGCATTCGGTTAGCACTGCGGCGCCGCGGCACTTGCACAAGGACGTGCGCCCTCCAACCATCAACATCCACGATTCGATTCAAGCCGATGTCGCCCGCAACGGCTGGAAGACACGATGCGGCCGCAACGTGCCGCGCACCAAGAGTAATACCATGTCAAAAATGTCCACCTCCGACCTGAAGGCCATGCTGGCCTCGGAAAAAGCCAATGCACTTGCGGCGATCTCGGCCGCGCGGCTCGCCGAGGAGCGGGCCGATGCGATGGACTATTATCTCGGCGACATGAAGAAGGACATGCCGGCGCAGGACGGCCGCTCACGCGCGGTCTCGACCGACGTCGCCGACACTATCGAAGGGTTGATGCCGCACCTGATGGATATCTTCGCCGGCTCCGATGAGGTCGTCCGCTTCGAGCCGGTGGGACCTGAGGACGAGGCTGCCGCGCAGCAGGAGACCGATTACGTCAATCACGTCTTCATGCAGCAAAACCCCGGCTTCATGATCCTCTATTCCTTCATCAAGGATGCGCTGCTCTCGTCGCGGGGCTTGTTGGAGCGATTTGGCTTGGTGTGAAGGTCATGATGGGCAAGTGATCGAGAGGTCCGTGCAGTGTATCAGATTCGGGCCGTGGACGGGGAGGATGACGAGATTTCGGATGTTCTCACCGACCTTCATCGTTTCACATTCTTTGGGAGCGCACCCGTTCCAAGATTCGATTTCGGCTATTGGTGGCTCGCGTTTCACGGGCGCGACCCGGTCGGGTTCGCCGGCTTGGTGCCATCCACGCATGTCGATAACGC